CCTTAAGCTAGAGGAATAATTATGGCTAGACGCCCTATGACAAAAGAGGCTATTGCTCGTAAGACAGCAAAAGCTAAAGCCACACGTGAAGCAAAACAAAAGGCCGCACTATCCGAACTTGGCATTGATGTAAAAAGAAAAAAGACTCGGAAACCTCGTAAGGAAATGACACCAGAACAAAAGGCAATTGCTGCCGAACGTCTGGCGAAGGCAAGAGAAGCTCGTGAACCTGCAAAAAATTCATCATATGATGAAACGGTTCGTAATTTGCCTGATGAACATCCTTTGTCTCTTAAAAAAGTTAAACAGTGGATTAATACACAGAAGGAAATTCTTTCTTCTGTAAAACATTTCAAGGATAGTAAAGAATCATCTGAAAGAAATACGTACAATGTTGTAGCTACATATGTACAAAACCTTGAAGGTTATTTAAAATATGGTGTTTATTTTGATCACAAGTCAGGTGAGCACATGGAAAATACCATTCAACACACCTGTGTAAAAATGGCTTATTATCCGGACGGCACTCCAAAGCGGACCGTTGGAGTTTATTATACTGATCTTGGAAAGGTATATGAGGGAGATAATGGAAGTACAATTTCTGAACAAGAATCAATTCACAAAAATGGTCGAAAGCGTCGTACACGAGAAACGGCTTAGTTATATTGAAGCCGTCATAAATATTTGCAATGAGAATAATCTTGAAGTTGAAGATGTAAGTAAATATATTACTGGTATTATCAAGGACAAGATTGAGGCTGAGGCAAGGAATTTAAATTTTCTACCTAGGCAAAATACACTACCAATTTAAATGGTTTACACATCACACTTAATATGATACTATACAAAAACATACAAAATATATTTAAACATACGGAGAATACATATGTCTTTTGCAAATCTAAAACGTAATCGTACCGACCTCTCAGCACTGGTTCAAAAAGCAACAGAGGCCTCGGGAACATCTCAATCTGGTTCCAAGGATGATCGCTTTTGGTATCCCCAGCGTGATAAGGCTGGTAATGGCTATGCGGTAATTCGTTTCCTTCCTGGTCTTGCAAGTGCTAGTACACCTTGGGTGCGTTATTGGGATCACGCCTTTAAGGGGCCAACTGGTCAGTGGTATATTGAAAAATCGCTTACCTCTATTGGTCAACAGGATCCTATTGCCGAATTGAATTCCAAACTGTGGAATTCTGGAATTGAATCCGATAAGGCAATCGTGCGTGAACGTAAACGTAACCTTCGTTACATTGCTAACGTCCTTATTGTATCTGATCCTTCAGCACCAGAGAACGAAGGTCAAGTGAAACTCTATCGTTTCGGCAAAAAGATCTTTGATAAGATCATGGATGCAATGCAACCTAAGTTCCCTGATGAACAACCCATGAATCCGTTCGATATGTGGGAGGGTGCTGACTTCGTGCTTAAGATTCGTACCGTTGAGAGCTATCCTAACTATGATGCTTCGGCTTTCAAATCGGCATCAGCACTGTTCGGTGGGGATGAAACCAGACTCGAGACATTGTATAATAAACAATACGACCTTGGGGAATGGACTGATCCTAAGAACTACAAGAGCTATGATGAACTCAAGACTCGTCTGGCACTTGTCCTTGGTGAAACCGCACCTCGTACTGTTAAACAGGAAGTGGCGTTGGATGAGGTTCGTACTCCAGCTCCCATGCCCACAGCAGAGAATATCTCCATGGATGACGACGATGATACCATGAGCTACTTTGCAAAACTGGCTAACGAGGACTAAACTTTTTTCAAATAATTTTATAAGTGATTGTTTTTTAACAAAACTTTTTTGAAAAAAAATGTACATGGGGGGTTTACTTTTGCTATAGAAGTATTATATTACTACTATAGGGATTGAAAGGAACCCCCCATGTATACCTTCGACGAAAACATTGTTTCTGACCTCCACAAAGATGCTCGTGGTTTCCGTCCTACTGAATACTTCTGGGAAGAGTGGACTCAGTGCGGCGATGATACCCGCCAGGCAATGTGGGATAATCTTTGTAAGGAACTAGAGGAAACCATGGACCGTGAACGTCGGTTGGAAGCAGAGGCTATGATTGCTCTGCATCAGCGGATCCAGGGCACCATGCTCCTCGGTGCCAAGAACGAGGTCCAGGCTCTCAAGTGGATCATGGAAGCCGAAGAGTTCGATGATATCGATCTTCGTTATGGTCCTAGTTACTTCTGCTACCACTTCGGTCTCAGCTATAGTGCTGCTAAAGAGCTTCCGATTCAGGAAGCTATGAACCAAATGCTTTATGAGGTTGTGTGATGGATTGGATCATGTATACTGTAGGTATTGTTGCTCATGGCTGGTTGGCGATGGTCATCTTTGCCTTTGTGGTTTTGTCGATTACGGCTCGTGACAATGTGACTAACCGTCTTAACATCTCTCTCTGGCGGATCTGGACACCAATCATTTTGGTAATTGCTTACTGGAACTGGTTCTTTTTTGGATAAGGATATGTGATGCAATATAATCTGAATACCTTTGATGAACACTACATCTATAATGGATACGTACTTGTTAACGAGATCTATGAAGATGATGATCATCGCTCTAACACATGGTCTTGGGGTAAACTTGTAGGTAGTTATATTCAAGACCCTCAGATCTTGACAGGTGTTAGCAGCAACAGCTACGGTTCCTTCAACGAGATATATGAAGCATTTGCAAAGGAAGTTGATAATGTGGGCATGTGATTTCTATAATATACGTTCTGTGTATCACTTTACGTCTCGTGATAAAGCCGAAGCTTATGGCAAATCTGCCGGATTCCAATTCTCTGTCTATGAGGTGACACTATGACTACCTATCTTACCGCTGCTGAAACTGGTGTTGTTGTATTCGATGTTCTTCGGAATAATTTTCACCAGCCTATCGTAAATGGCAAGTGCAATCGTGAGAACATTGAAGAACAAATCACTATGGGTATCATGTCCGGTGCTCTTTCCCCTATGACACAGAAGGATGTTGACTTTGTATGTGATTTGGTTGATGATTTGATTATGGAATATGGAAATGGTGGGAATCAGGTGGCTAAGGGAGCGTGATACAAACACGTGTGAAAACATCCATGTGATGTATGATGGTCCTTGGCAGATTGCTACTATTCGTAATAAAGGTAAAGGGCCACGGAGGTTCGAGGTACAAATCAAAAAGAACACTCCGTGGCATCGTAGATCTCTTCAGTCGGCAAAGTCTGATTGTGAATGGGTGTATATAAATACAAAAAGATAACTCGGTGTAGCTCAGCTTGGTAGAGCATCTGGTTTGGGACCAGAGGGTCGGGAGTTCGAATCTCTCCACCGAGACCAATGTCCCCTTTTTGGGGTCTGTAGGTAAGGAAAGTCTGAACAAGCCAAGTGATCATAGGCATATGTTCAGAGCAGTTTGGCCAAACTGTAAAAGGAGCATGGGCACTCGGAAACGTTGGAGACGAAGAGAGATACCGCACCTGCCTACTTTATTATTGCGGGTAAGCTCAAGGTGAGTCTCCGGCCTTCCAAGCCGTGAAGAGTGGAGTTCGATTCTCCCTACCCGCTCCAATATAAATAGGTATTAATTTGAGGATCAACCAATGGCAGATTTCTTTGATTTCGGATTCACTGCAGTTGATGAAGAAGAATTACATATCGTCCAAGCAGTCACAAGTCTTGCCAAGGATGCCGAAGGTGTCGCCAAGGATGTACAAACCAGACTTGATAATTTGTACAACGCAATCACTCCCCTACTGAATAACTTGAAGAAGAATCCGGAAAAGGAATATATACTATGGCCTGATCGACTTAATAAGGTCGAACAGTTCGAGGATTATATTCAAAAAATTTATACCGGTAACTAGTATGAAAAAAAGAAGCTGGCTTTATAGACTTTTCAATGATCTTTACATTGTTGAAATTACCGAAGAGAATGGTAATAAAAGTGTCTATAAATTACAACATATCAAGAAACTTTCAAATACCGCTTTAAAAGGTATTAATGAGGAAGGTTTAGCAGTAGAACTTAATTCCGTAAAACCTTTTAGTTACAAAGTAAAGAAATTGTACTAATGGAAAAACAAGAACGTTATTATGAGTGGATATTGAGGCAATTGAGAGAACAAAGAAAAGACTCAGATGAAAAATGATTTATGATTTCGACCCCTTATATTCAGCATATCCGAAATTAATAAATCAAACCGTTAAGTTTTTACCAATGGATACCGAAAGAAGATTTTATCATTTTAGGGAATGTAGGGATAGAAGATCCATATTAAAAACTTTTGGGTGGTTGGATACAGAAATAAACTATAGTTTTAATTCATACGGGTTTAGGTCTGATGAATTTGAAGATGTTTCTATACCTAGTATTTTATTTTTGGGTTGTAGTTATACAGTAGGTATAGGTATAAAAATAGAACATTCTTTTACATCTATTATTGCAAAAGAGTTAAATTTAAAAAATTATAACTTAGGAGTAGGTGCAGGTGGGGCGGATTCTTCTTTTCGTATAGGTCATTATTGGATTCCTAAGTTAAAACCCACCGCCGTTGTATTTATGAATCTTTTTGAAAGAAGATGTGAAAAAATAAAAAAAGGAAATATATGTGAGCAAATAATAATAAATAAGCAAGAAGATATGTTGAGTGATAAACATTGGGATATTAATAATTTAAAAGGATTATATGCCTTAAAACACATTTGTCATGAATATAATATTAAATTTTATAATATTACTAAATTTGCAAAATTAGATCTTGCAAGGGATCTAGTACATCCTGGAAAACTTTCAAATGAACAAACCGCAGAAGAAATACTAAATCAAATTAAAAGTAGAGGTAAATAATGTCATTTAAACTTGAAGAAGGCCACTTGGCCGCAATGATTCCTAGTAATAAAGCTGCCGCTGGTAAATGGCATGCTGCACTCAAGGAAATCCTACCAAAATACGAAATTAATACCCCACAACGAATTGCTGGTTTTATTGCACAATGTGCTCATGAATCAGGTGACTTCCGTATCCTGGAAGAGAATCTAAATTATTCCGAGAAATCTCTGAATGCAGTGTTCGGTCGTTACTTTGGTCCTGCGCCAAAGCGTAATGCGGCTGAGTATGCTCGGAACCCAGAGAAAATTGCAAACTATGTTTACCAAGACGAGTTCCGTAGTAAGCAAGGTGCAATGGGTAACACTAAAGCAGGCGACGGTTGGAGATTCCGTGGTCGTGGACTAAAACAACTTACCGGCCGTAATAACTATACAGCATTTGGTAAGACTATTGGTATGTCCGCAGAGGAAGCAGCAGAATATGTTGCAACTGAAAAGGGTGCTGTTGAATCAGCATGCTGGTTCTGGCATACTAATAAACTCAATACATTTGCAGATGCAGGTGATATTGTAGGTTTGAGCAAAAAGATCAACGGTGGTACTATTGGTCTAGAGGATCGTGTTCGTCGTTGGGAAGAAGCTCTTAAGATTCTTGGTCAGCCTGCACCGAAGGTAGCTATCGTTGAGGAAAAAGATGACGATGTAGCAGATG